GAAAGAGGTTGGTTAGAGATTTGTAATCCAATGAACAATTTCTTATCAACATTTAGTGATTCAGAATATCAAGGTTGTATTGGAATGGAACTAGCGAAAAGACCGAATAGTGGTGGAGCTGGTACAGCCAAATCAAAAGATTATACAGAAGAAGCTTTAAAGAAAACAGAAGAAACAAAGGACAAAACATTTTGTGAACCAATTTGGATATGGAGAAAAATTTGAGTAATACATTATGGGTAGAAAAGTATCGGCCTAGTAATCTAGACACTTACATTGGGAACGACCACCTCAAAAGTAAAGTGTCTGCTTATCTAGAGAGTGGAGACTTACCACACCTTTTATTATATGGTAAGGCTGGTACTGGTAAGACCACTCTCGCTAAAATACTTGTCAAGAACATAGAATGTGATTATCTATACATCAATGCTTCTGATGAGAACAATGTAGAAACTGTTAGAACTAAGGTTAAGAACTTTGCTTCTACGATGGGTTTTAAGGACTATAAGATAATTATATTAGATGAGTGTGATTACATTACACCAAATGCACAAGCTGCTCTTCGTAATCTTATGGAGACATTCTCTAAACATTGTAGATTCATATTGACTTGTAATTTCGTGGAAAGAATAATTGACCCGATACAATCTCGTTGTCAATCGTTTCAGATAATACCACCATCAAAGAAAGAAGTAGCCAAACATATACATGACATACTATTGAAAGAGAATGTGATGTCTGATATGAAAGATTTAAAAGTTTTAATCGATAGTGGTTATCCAGATATTCGTAGAGTTATCAATTCTGCTCAAAGAAACGTGGTTAAGGGTAAGTTAAAGTTAGATACCACGAGTATTATACAGAACGATTATAAGTTAAAGTTGTTAAAGATTTTAAAAACACAAGATAAGAAAACTGCATTTAAAGACATAAGACAATTGTTGTTAGATAACAAGATTACAGATTTTGCTGATTTGTTTAGATTGTTATATGATGATGTAGATGATTGGGGTAAAGGTCATGTTGCAGAATGTATTTTAATTATAGCTAGGTATGAATTAACAGATGGTCAAGTACCAGATAAAGAGATAAATGCTATGGCTATGTTGATAGAATTATTAGGAGTAATAAAATGAGTACAAAACCAGTAAAACCAATAAAGACACCACCTAAACAATTAAATATTGAAGATACTGAATCTTTAAAATGTGATGCCTGTGGTAACTATTCTTTTATAAAATCTTACTTCATAAGAAGGGTGTCACCGTTAATGTCACCAACTGGTCAAGAAGCCATGATACCAATTGAAGTATTTGCTTGTGGTAATTGTGGTAAAGTACCAGACAAGATGATACCAAAAGGCGATGAGTAAGAAAGATAATGGGGCTGGTAAAGGTGATAAATTACGGAGAGGTATAACTCAAGATGAGTGGGAAGAGAAGTGGAAAAAAATCTTCGATAAAAAGAAAAAGTCTGTTCGACCA